CATCAAAGCCATAACGCTGCTTTGCACGCCAGCTCCTAATGAAATGACGTTAAGCATTAATGAAGTCACGCAAAGTCACAGCGCCCTGTGTGTGTGCCTCGATGCGGTCCAGCATCTCGATGCTAGGCCGGCGTCGTTCGGACGCGAGCATACTTAAGTAGGGTTGAGATACGCCGAGCTGCCGGGCGATCTGAGCCTGTGTCGATTCCTGTTCGCGAATCCAATCTGATAACCTCATAGATTCCGAATAGATAACTCTCAGTAATTAATCAATAGGGTGACTTGACGCTCGACGCACAAAACATCATACTTCGTCACGCATGAGTTAATTTTGTATTAAAAAAAACCGGTGAGAGGTGATGGCAGTGACTAGGAAAATAGTGGACTTAAAAGAGTATCGAGAGATCGATCCTCTAACCAACCCAGAACTTAAAAGACTTATTTCAATCTGGCACAGCGGCAATATAGGGGGAGCAGATCGCATTTCTCATTGCGTCAGAGGTGCTTTCGTTGGTGATAAAGAGGATGACCTCTTGAG